AGCCTTTGAATACTCTAATGAAGCTATCGATACCGGTGTTGAAGCAATTGATAAGTTCGAAGAAACATTTGGTTCTCGTACAAGAATCAGCGTAAGTAGTATTGTTGGTACACATCTTGTAGGTGATGAAATACAACAAGCAAGAACTGATCTTAGCCCTAATACAATTATAAAAGGTGAGATCGCAGAATTCGTAAATGATACGACTTGGGATATAGTTGGTATTAATGCAGCTGATGGTTCGGATAATTCTTTTATAGCTGGTACAATTACAAATAATAATACGACTCCTGCAGCAACTGCGGTTATCTCAGACCCATCAACACAGACTCCAATAGATGATAACGATAGGTCAGCGCAGAATGAAGAGTTCGATACTATTGGAGATAACTTTATTGACTTCAGTGAACTAAATCCATTTGGAGACCCTAGAGAAACATAGTTATGTTAAGCGGAAAACATTTTTATAATCAAACACTAAGAAAGACCGTTGCAGTTTTTGGAACTGTGTTTAATAATATTTTTATTAAGCGTCACAACAGTGTGTCTGAGCGGGTGCCTATTTCTTATGGAGCTAGACAAAAGTTCCTTGCAAGAATAGAACAAGAATCACGTACAGATGAAACAATAGCAATTAAGTTGCCAAGAATGGCATTTAATATTACTGATATATCGTACGATTCATCAATTAAATTAAACAAACAGAACAAAAAGATTTTAACAGATGCAGGTAGTGGCTCTGAGAGTTATATATTTCAAAGTGTTCCTTACATAGTAAGTATAGAATTAAATGTATTAGCAAAAACACAAGATGAAGCACTACAAATTGTAGAACAGATAATACCTACGTTCACACCAGAATATACAGTAACAATTAAGGATATGGAAGGTGTAGGTCAAAGTGTTGATGTTCCAATTACTCTTTCAGATGTTACTCTTCAAGATGACTATGAAGGTGACTACGAAACACGTAGAACATTAATTTATACTTTAAACTTTACGATGAAAATACGTTTTGTTGGTGAAACAAAATCAAGTAAGATTATTAATATTGTGGATACACAGTTCCACGATACGTCACTTGCACCAAAAACAATTAGTGACGACCCGCTTGAAACAGTGCGGAGCGAAGTGACTAGTGATTCACCATTTAAAATAATAGACACATTTGGATTTGATAGCCCATCATAATATAATGACACAAAAAAAGAAAGAAGACTTACTCGCAGCATTAAATAAAAATCTTCCAAAAGAAATAAAAAAGAAAAAAGATAATATAGATATCATTCAAGATACCGAGGAAGATTATCAGTATACGCGAGAGAAGTTAAAAGGTTTAGTTGGCCAATCAGAAGAAGCGATTGAGTTAATGATGGCCTTAGCACACGACACAGAGCATCCCAGAGCTTTTGAAGTACTTGGTAATCTGTTGAAAAATACTGGTGATATTACCGATAAACTATTACAGCTTCAGAAAAAGAGAAAAGAGCTTACTCAAGAAGAAGCGAAAGTCGGTAATACAACAAATAATGCAATCTTTATGGGTTCAACAACTGAACTCCAAAAGTTTTTGAAAAATAAAAAGGAACAATCTATTGATGTCGAAACAGAGTGATGGTTATCTTGGTAATGCATTAGTTAAACGTGATGCTTTAAAACAGAATTTTACTGAAGAACAGATTGAAGAATACGTTAAATGTATGGAAGACCCTCTGTACTTTGCGGCAAAGTTCATTAAAGTCATTGCACCGTCAAAAGGTTTAATTTCGTATAAGCCTTATCCTTACCAGAAAAAAATGATGAAGACATTCGTCGATAATCGTTTTTGTATTGTTCTTGCCTGTCGCCAATCTGGTAAATCTATTACTTCTATAGTTTATATTCTTTGGTACGCTATTTTTCACCCAGAAAAGAACATTGCGATTCTAGCTAATAAAGGAGCTACTGCAAGAGAAATGTTATCTCGAATTACTTTAGCTCTTGAGCACTTACCCTTTTATCTTCAACCCGGTTGTAAAGAATTAAACAAAGGAAGTATAACGTTTTCGAATAATTCGAAGATACTGGCTGCGGCAACATCTGGTTCTTCTATTCGGGGTTTATCTATTGATCTACTCTTTCTTGACGAGTTTGCTTTTGTTGAAAACGCGAATGAATTTTATACTTCTACATATCCAGTAATTTCAGCTGGTGACGAAACAAAGGTTATTATTACATCAACCGCAAACGGTGTTGGAAATCTTTATCACAAATTATATCAAGGTGCAGCTCAAAGTACGAATGAGTTTGTACCATTTAGAGTTGATTGGTGGGACGTACCAGGTCGTGATGAAAAGTGGAAACAAACCACAATCGCAAATACATCAGAACTTCAGTTTGAACAAGAATACGGAAATAACTTTCACGGACGTTCTAATACGTTGATATCTTCAAATGTAATACTTGGACTAAAAGGCAAAAAACCTATTGAAGAAAGAAATGGTATAAAGTATTATAGTAAACCAGAAAATAGTCACACATATATTATGACTGTTGACGTTTCAAAGGGGCGAGGCCAAGACTATTCTACATTTTGTGTGTTTGATATAACGAATGACGATTTTAAACAAGTTGTTACGTTTAGAGATAATTTAATCTCACCATTAATCTTTCCAGACATTATTGTAAAAGTTGCGGAAGCATATAACCAAGCTTTGATTGTAGTTGAAAACAATGATGTAGGTCAGGTAGTGTGTAATGCAATCTATTACGAGTACGAATACGAAAATACTTTTGTTGAATCAACTGTAAAGGCAGGCGGCGTTGGCGTTACAATGACAAAGAGAGTCAAAAGAATCGGTTGTTCAAATCTCAAAGACTTAATTGAGATGAGTAAAATTGATATAGTTGACTACAATACAATTTCAGAATTAGCAACCTTTGAAATAAGAGGTGCATCTTACGAAGCCTCTGATGGTAATCACGACGATTTGGTTATGAATCTTGTTCTCTTTTCTTGGTTTATTTCTTCAGAAGCCTTTGGTAACATATCTGATTTAGACTTAAAAGCCGTGTTATACCAAGATAGAGCAAGAGAAATAGAAGATGAATTATTGCCTTTTGGTTTTATTGATGATAATAAGCAATCTACTAACGTTGTAAATCCGCATCTTGACGAAATGATACAACAACGCAAAGACTGGTTAGGTCTGTAAATACCCATATTTATAAATATATACATGACGTGAGCACATCTTATTATGAATTTAAACTTATTATACAACTAAAACTAATCTGAAAGGAAAATTATGGCGTTTCAAGTATCACCTGGAGTCGAGGTAAAAGAAATCGACTTAACCAATGTCATACCGGCAGTATCAACCTCTATTGGTGGATATGCTGGTAGGTTCAGATGGGGCCCAATCGACGAAATCTCTTTGATTGGCTCTGAAAATGAACTAGCAAATAAATTCGGTAAACCGAATGCAACGTATGCGCGTTCCTTCTTTGAAGGCGCATCGTTTTTACAATACGGTAATGCTCTTAGAGTAGTAAGAGCAGAAGAAACTAGTGTAATGAATTCATCTAGTGGATCAAAAGCAACATCACTTAAAGAACTAGCAATTGATACTACTGCAGTAACAGAGCTAGACGCAATTAGTGATGGTGACAATATCTTGGATAACTTTTTAGTAACATCGTCAGATGCTACTGATACAGTACCTGTACTGGAAAATCCATTGTATGTTATTGACACAATTGCAATAGCAGCAACGAATTCGCCAACCGATACTAGCGGTTATGACGCAGAAGATGTTTCTTCTTTCACTATTGCTGGTAAAGCAATTGAAGTTGAAGTAGACACTGTATCTGGCGATGACCCAACTGCTGTTTCACTAACAGGCGTAACTGCTGGAACAAAGTTTACTGTGTCTGAGCTTAAAGGCTTGACTGCAGCAAATATGCTCACTATTCCAACTACAAACGTAAGTGGTACTGGTGTTGGTCTTACAGTAGATATAACATTTAAACTTAGCTCAATCACAATTAGTGATGGTGGCCTTGGATTAGATGGTTCAACTCTTACATTTAAAGCTAACAAGCAAGATTCAGCTTCTACAGAAGTAACAGTTACAGCTGGTTTTACAGCAACACTTGCTGTTGCTGGAGATTCTGATCTACAAATTATTAAGAATGACGATGCGTTTGATAACCTTAAATCAGGTCTTAATGATGATGTTTATTCAAGATATGCTGGTGTTCTTGGTAACAAGACTCGAGTATATATCTTAAATAGTGTAAACTTTGGAGGCTCTTTTACTGGTGCTGATGGCAATTCATTTGCTGCCGCAAGTAATTTTGATGGTGCACCTGATGCAGCTAGCGAAGTACACATTCTTGTTACTACAACTGCAAAAGAATTCACTGGAGATAACTCAGAAGCAACTGAATTGGTTGTTGAAACATGGCCTTTCTTAGGTGTATCTTCAACTGCTAAATCTGCTGATGGTTCTAATAACTATTACTCTGACGTAATCAATGCACGTTCAGAGTGGATTTATGTACCTTCTGATATCACAAATGTTTATGCATTAAGTGCAACTAACGGAACATTCGCATTGTCCGGTGGTCTCGATGGTTCTGCAACACGTAATGATGGTTTTGTTAAAAACGCTCTTGCTCTATTGTCTGATGCTGAAACAGTAGATGTAAGTCTTCTTTTCTCAGAGTCTGATAAAGACGGTGTTGGAACAATCAGTAATGAAGTTCTTGATATTGCTAAAGCAAGAAAAGACGCAGTCGGTTTTGTATCACCACCTGTTGCTGATACAAAGGGTATTGCAGGAGGAACTGCTCTAACCAACGTTATAGAATTCAGAAACAATACATTGACATCGGGTACTGATTCTTATGGTGTAATTGGATCAACATCCTTGTACATCTACGATAAGTATAACGATGCCTTTATTCACATTGGTTCTCAAGGTCATCTTGCAGGTCTTTGTGCTAATACAGACGGTGTTGCAGCTCCATGGTTCTCACCAGCTGGTTTCAATAGAGGCAGCTTGAGAAGTGTAGCTAAGGTAGATTTCAACCCAAGTAAAATTCAAAGAGATGAGCTTTACAAGGCAGGAATCAATCCAATTACTGCATTCCCTGGTCAAGGTATTGTGTTGTTTGGTGATAAAACACTTCAAGCAAAACCATCTGCATTCGAC